TCTGGATGCTGAAACCAACGACCTACCTTGTTTGACCAATAATCATTAACGAATATCTCGGTCTGGGTAAATCCCTTTAGAATGCCGCCAATTACAGACTTTTCAGAAGGCGTAAGGTTCATATTCCAATCAAGTAGATCCTGATTGAGAGTTACCTCCGAAGAAAGCCAATGCGCTTGCTGCTGCTTAAGCCAATAATCATGTGCTTGCGGATATAAAAATGGCTTATAATTGATACGACGTTCTAATAGGGACATATTACCTCAATGATTTTTCTGGAAATCTCTAATCTTTTCACGGAAGAAGTTCTTTAGATTTCCATCCTCAAGCTCTTCTTGATTGGATTTGGCACGATTAAACTCTTCTTCCGATAGGACACGAAGTTTAGAACGAGCTGTATCCAAATGTACTTGGAATTGCACGCCGTCAACACCGGCACGGTTCTTTGCAATGAATACGTTACCATATCCAGTAGATTTAGCCATAGACTTTCTTGCAAGACCAATAACGAAATCTGCTACGTGTGCCTGACCATAAGCTTCTGCCATGTTGGTAAGGTCAACATAGTCCTTGTTAGCGCCTTCCTTATTGGACTGTGAAGCCGTCCATACAGGAATATCTACCTCATTAGCAAAACCACGAAGTTCTTCATAGATTTTCTTTAGTTCAAGACGTAGAAGCTCATACTTTTCTGTTGAACGCATGATACCGGCATAATCAATGATCAATACGTCTGGACGGAAACCTTCAATTGTCAACTTATCAATATGTGAACGAAGGGTATTGATGGTTGCCGTTCCAGTTGCATAATATTTGATCTTTAGACGACCAAGAGTTTCTGCATTGTCTTCATAGAACTTTTTAATCTTCTCTTTGTGCTCATAGCAATCAATGCTATCAATTCCAAGCAAATGGCTATCATAACGAATGCCGGTTGCTCTTTCATTTAGCTCAAAGGTATAATGAAGGACATTCTTACCTTGTAGAAGGGCTTGTGCTCCAAAGTGAACAAGCAAATGGCTCTTGCCTACACCGGTAGGAGCAATGATTACACCAAGTTCGCCAGCACCAAGACCGCCATTAAGGATCTTCTTTTCATCAAGCTGTGGAACTCCAGTTGCTACGGTTCTACGGAAGGTTTCGCTATAACGGGCATCAACATCGTCCCTAAGCTCAAGACCTGGGGAATGCTCATTACCGGCATTGATAGCCGATTTAATCGTCTCTACTACCTTCTCATACTTCTCTGTCTCAATGAACTCAATGGAGGCTTCAAGAGCCTTCTGGAGCCCTGCACGCTTACAGAAGTCAAGTGACTTCTCCTTAACGTAGCCGAGATCACCGAGATCATTGTTTTGCTCCACACGAATAAGGAAATCGTGGATTTGTGAACGAAGAATGCCATCTGAAGGGTTCTTTAGTTCTGAAGCAATGATTTGTGCAAGAAGCGCCATTGATGGAAACTCCTTATATTTCTTATTGTAAGACATATAAGTGTCTGCAATCTTTTTAAGATATGCATACTGGAAGAAATTTACATCAAGAACCTCCGCAAACTGGGAAGCCCAGTTTCTATCTATCAGGAAAGCCTGGACAATCTTCTCTTGGAAGCTCTTGTCAAAAGAGAAATGCTTTCCAGCTTCTGCCTTGGTGGGCTCTGGTTTAACTTGATCAACGTTCATCGTTTTCATAAATACTACGCTCATAGGTTCTTTCTACCTTACCTTACTTAATTCTGAATTTTTATTTAAACCCTTATTTTTATCGAAGAAAGTTACGCATCTGCGAACAAAACCGGTCATAATCAAAGGTTGCATTAATACCGCACTCAAGCACAGTCTTAATCAATCCAAGCTTATCCATCTTTGGTTCATGGCTGTCTACAATGTAGTTTATCTTATTAATCTGACTGGCACTAAGATTGCTACTGTTCAAATACATTAACTCCCAATTACGCCTTAACAACTCTTCACATTGGGATATATGGTCATATATTGCAATAGGTTTCTTCTTTCCTATATTCGCTGCTCGGGCTTCTGAAATGATGGTAGCTATATCCAGGTCTTCTTCTATAGAAGCCATTTTAGGAAATCGTTTAGCTACCGTCTTGAACCCCGCACCAGGGACACCAGCTACGTTATCGCTATCATCTCCAGCTATGGTTTTAGCCAAACAGAAGTTTCTGGCAGAAATACCAAACTTATTGATTACTTCATTTCCGGTTACAATCTTACGGGTAGCCGGATCATATATTTCTATAAGGGGATTATGAAGTAATTGGTAGAAGTCTTTATCGTTAGACACGATAATCTTTTTGGCGTTTACATTACGTAACTTATCTTGAGCAAGATATGCAATGATATCATCACATTCTGTATCTTGCACGTAAATCTGACATACGGGAGTGCTCTTAAGTAGAGCTGTTAGCATTGTGATCTGTTGAACCCTTGTTTGATCATCTAATGCCAAAACATCCCGAATGCTCTCCTTGCCTTGTTGGATTTTCTTCACTTCCTTCATCTTGGCTCTATTTGCCTTGTATTCGGGGGAAATGTGTTTGCGCCTTTGAGACGGACCACCGTTTTCCCAGACAACGTATACACGGGATGGGCAGAAGGTTCCAACGAGGTAGTCAACCGATTTCATGAACCCAACCACTCCTCCTACCGGCTGACTATGGAGATTTATTTCCTGATTAACTAAAAAATGCCTGATAAAATTGTTAAAAGCGTCAATAATGACAATAGGTCTTTCTTGTTGAGTGGCTTGGGACATATAGAGAAGGTATACTACTTGTTTTAATTGATATACTAATTGATAACGCCGCCAGGAACTAAATCCAAGCGGCGTTATTCTTTAAAGAATTATTCTATTCACTTGCCAGACGAACCGAAACCAGCAGAACCTCTATTGGTTTCAGTTACCTTATCACTCTCAGCCATTACTACCTCTCCAGCAGTAGACACCTTGTAAACTACCAACTGTGCAATACGATCTCCAACGCTGAATACAGCGTCTTCTGAACCCATATTAACAAGGGTAACGCCTATCTCACCACGATAGTTTGGATCTATAATGCCACCAACAGGGAATACTCCCTTGCTGGCTAATCCACTACGTCCCTCAATCTTCATAAAAATACGATTACGATCATTATCCATTATAGGCATATCTGCAAGTTGAATACCAGTTGCCATCTTTTTTACAGTTCCGGCTGGAATGGTAACATTCTCCGAACAATAAACATCAAATCCAATGTCTCCATCTCTTACAGCATGAGGCACTTTGGCATTATCATTCATGCGCTTAAACTTGATATTGATTGTTCTGGAAACCTTTGGTATTTGTGGATCATACCAGTTTTTATCAACGGTTCTATATGAACTCTGTGCTATGCTATCACTTATATTGTTATTACTCATATTTCTCCTATTAAAGAAACAAAGGCGACAACCTTGTAACTCTATCTCTAAAGTTTAGATTACCGCCTTTGTTTTGGGTGTTATGTGTTAGGTGTTTTTATCAGGCGCTTAACTCGTCAGCGGTTCTTACGTCGCCCTCGGATATCCCCTCATACGTGAGATGATCTTCTGGTTTGTCATTACCGCTAAGGATGAGTGCAGCATCCATCAAAGCATTAACATACTCTGAGTATTCTGGCTTGTTCAGAACCTTCTGGGCAAACTCATTTTTATAGAATTTAACTTCTGTTCCTACTTCACCAGTTCTATTGTCAGTTACGGTAAAGGTCTTCCAAGCCCCATCACCGGCAATAGCTACGGACTTATCTCCGATGCTAACGCCATTCTTTGCATTTTTACAATGTTCACGAAGAAGATCAAAAATCTCTTCTTCTTCAAAGATACCACGTCCAAACAAGATGCGGAAACCAACCTTACGGAAAGGCTTTGCTACCTTGTTTTTAATGGTCTTTGCCGTTACGTTAATACCAACAACGTTTTCATCTTTATCTTTAATTGCAGAGCCGCCATCAAGACGAATTCTAACAGATGAAGAATATGGTATTGCCATACCACCAGATGTAGTCGTTGGATCACCAAACATTACACCGATCTTCAATCTCTGCTGTGATACCAGCACCAATAAGACCTTCTGACCACCGATAACGTTGGCAATCTTTCGCATACCCTTTGATAGAACACGTGCTTGAAGACCAATCGTGTTCTGATCATAGTCGCCCTCTAACTCAGCCTTTGGAGAAGATTGAGAGACGCTATCCCACATAACGGTTACGGGAACGTCTTTTGTCATCGTGCGGGCTTTGAGAATTGTGCTCTCTATTACGGAGAGGATCTCTTCTGTGCAGGCAGACTGCACAAATACAAATCTTCTTGCTACGTCAACACCCATATTAGCAAGAGTATCTGGATTTGTTGCATTCTCCGTATCGATATAAACCGCAATGCCACCCATTCTTTGGGTAGAACGTGCTATTTGAGCCATTAGGGTTGACTTACCGATACCGGGCGGACCTTGTATTTCTACAATCCTACCCTCTGGCATTCCACCACCACGACGATTACCTATGATATAGTCTAACTGACGTGAGCCGGTAGAAATCCAGCGATGAACGTATGTTGGTGCATCATCTACACCGAGGTTAAAAGCAATCTTATCGTTATGTTCTTTATTGATTGCTTTAATAAGATCAGATGAAAAATCATCTGTTACTGCATCTTGAACTGTTTGCTGTGTATCTCCTGATTTCTTTGTAGGTTTTGCCATTTGTTTCCTTCTTTCCAATCATCATATACCAACCGCATCTAAACGTAAACTGAAATCAGATGAAAAAAAAAGAACATTTATTGCGAAAACAATATTTAAAGCTAACCATTAGTTCTCTTAAAGAGAAAAGGAATATTAATATGAAGATTACAGTAAAGCAACTTAAGCAACTAATTCGTGAGCAAGTAGAAGAAATGGCAATGAGCAAAGGTTCAACTGGTGGCGTCTCTGATAAGCTAGTCCCTGCCGTCCGCAACGAGCTCAAGTCCATTATTAGAGATCTTGGAGGGGTGCGGAGGGATGATGTTAGCGACACAGGTCTTCAGATCGGAAATGATATTCTGAGCCTAATGGATAAAGACGCATCTGGAATGATCGAAGACCTGAGAGATGACCCTGATTTCAGGGAGGCACTAGACTATCTCAGCGGAGGCACGGCTGATATATCGGACGCTCGGGTTGTTCTCAAAGCACTCAAGACACTATTACGTAACGGACCAGAACTTGAATTAGAACCAGTTGAAGTAGATTTGAAGCCAAAAGAAACAAACGTGTTAAAGCTAGGAGTTGGACGAGCAGGCGGCAAAGCTTTTACAATTGAAAAAATAAAAAAGATGAATATTAACGATTTAGCAAGTCTCGGCTACGAAAGTATGGGAAACTCGGACGATTTTGGGATGAGAAAACCAGATTTTAAAGCAAATACGGTGGAGATAAGAGGAGCAGTATACGAGATTGAGGATGCACAGGACGATGGTTATGATAATGTTATTTTACACGTTCGGAATCCGAAAACACGAATGAGCAACTCTTTTAAAATCAGCAGATGATTTAAAAAAATAACCCAATAAGTTAAACGCCGCCCAGATTTCTCTGAGGCGGCGCTTCTCTTTCTATCCCTCAATACCAAGGGCAGCTTTTGTCAATCAAAGATCATCAAAGGCCGCATCTATAGAATTTTTTGCCTTCTTCGCTTTTGCCGCAGATACCGTTTTATCCTTTGCTTCTTCTACCTCTTCGGAGGAAACCTCTGATGAAGAACCATTACCTGCAAGGAAGTTTTGAAGCATCGCATTAAGCTCGTCCTCGCTCTTTGTCTGTGCCTTGAAATAAGCTTCAAGGTTTGGAATAGCGGCAACGATCTTCTCGGATACATCGGCGCTCTTTGCGAGAGGTGAAGGCTTACGGCGTGGCTGAAGCTTGATATCCTTAACTGGATTACCAGCAAAGGTCTTATCAGTAGGAGATACAGTTACGGTGAAATCATAACCGGTTTCTGGATCCATAAGGTTTTCATCCTTATAGTCAGGGTGAGCAAGGACGCTGTAAATATCCTTTACAAGCTTGCTGTTTAGTTCCCAGAGCTGAACACCCTTGTCCTCTTCACCACGAACGAGGATTGGAGCGTAGTAACGCTCCTTTGGCTGAAGATTGCGCCATAGGGTCCAGGCTTCCTTTGACTTATCCTTCTTTAGATCGGTAAGGAGATTAAAGACAGGATCTGTGGTGCCTTCAAACTGACAACCGGCTACGAACCTACGTTCAGAAAGAAGGCGGCTATCATAATAGCTTACCTCATGGAAGGGCTGACCATTACGATCCTGATATGGGAGGAAGCGAATATCATGCTGACCAAGCTGCGGCTTCCACCAGTTTACTTTGGTCTTTTCTGTGTTCTTTGAACCGGCTGATGCACGATTACCAGAAAGTTGATTGATCTTTGCCTTAATGGCGTCGAGGTTGTAACTCATTTATTCACCTATGTTGCCCAATGGGACTTTAATGATACAGAGGAAGGATATAAGCCATAAAATCCACCAATGGATACAAAAGCTTATAAGAACCTCTGTATGTTAAATATACACCAAAATACCGTTTTTGTTTCTCTCTACTCTTTTAATCTACATCATAGGAAAAAATATATAAACTGACATATTTAAGAAAAACCTGGAAGGTTATATTGTGAAGATTACAGTAAAACAACTTAAGCAACTAATCAGAGAACAAGTAGAAGAAATGTCAGATATGGGCGTTGATGAAGGTCAGACCAAAGCTCAAAGGGCAGCAAGAGAAGCTGAACTCCAAAGAATGCGTGATGTTGGCACCAAAATGAGAACCGATTGGGAAGAAAAAACAAGTTCATATATTTCTGGTGATATGAAAATATTTAAGTTCGCAATGTCATTTGGATATACTGAGCCAGATACTGTAGTGGGCTTTGGAATTGGAAGAGATGAAAAAGAGGCAAAGCAAAATGCCATGGAAAGATTTCCAAACGCAAGATTAGCAATAAAAAGAATAGAAGGACGAGAAATTTCCAAAGAAGCTTTTGATAAAGAACAAGAAAAAATAAATGAACGTATGGAACAATTAAGAGCCATGGAAGAATATTCTCGTGGAGTAGCAAAAGTTTCTCAAGAATTGTTTGGCTTGGGAACAAATGCAGAGAATAGAAATCGCTGATCTACCAACTAACTTATTATAAAGTTAAACGCCGCTCCGAAATCAATCAGGGCGGCGTTCTTCTTTTATCAGGTCTGAGATAGGCTCGTTATACCATGATGCTTAATGCAAGCACCCCTAACTGCACTCTGTAACAAATATCCCTCCCAGGGATCCCTCAATGAAGGCGTAAAACTGATCTGCTCCCCATTCTTCACAGATAACGACTGTAAAGCATATACCTCATTCTCAGATAGTGAAACCTTATAGTGGTTAAGCCACCAGAGACTTCTGACTGCAACCGGTATATGTCCCATTCCTTCATTAACTTCATACATGAAACCCTTGTTCCTGTGCCAATCACTTGATTGCGGCAAATAATAATCCTCATTCTCATTTCCAAGCTTACCAAGGTCATGGAACAATCCAAGAATAATCATACTATCTGCACTAACTGTCTTCTCAATATCAAGCGATGTTCTCAATGCCTTCATAACACGAAGAACATTTAGAGAATGCCATACAAGACCACCAACAAAACAACCAACATAATCTGTTCTGGTTGATGCTGGAGCTACAGCAAAACGATCATGTAGATCGTCGCATAGATGGATTGCACCTTCTCTTGCTTCTGGATTTTCTATACGGTTTACAAGTCCTTTTAATGTTCCCCAATTTTCTTGAACCTTTTGAAGAACCAACTCTTGATTGTCTGCTTTCTTATTCATACCCCAATCATAAGAGAAGGATAAAAACAAATAAACCAATTAAAAACGCCGCTCTGAACTTAATCGGGGCGGCGTTTATTTTTTATATCTATTCTATCACTCGCTTACTGGAATGTCAGGTAGATCATCATATGATGAACGTTTCGTTGTGACTGCTCGGAGGCGCTTGGCTTCCTCCATAAGAGCCGCTGCTTCCGCAGACGCAGACTTACCGCCCTTTCCCTTTTTCTCGCCTTCTGAGGGCGCAGAGGAGGCTGGAAGAGCCTTTGCCTTGGCTTCTAAAGCGTCTGCTTGAGCACAACGATGGCAGAACTTGCCGAAACCACGATGATTGCACGAAAAACGATTTTTTGTTGCTGGCATATCAATTATCTTTCTTTGGACGACCACGCTTAACTACAGCTTCATTTGATGAAACAGTAGCAGTTGGTGGAGAACTCTTTGAAGACTTAAGAACAACCTTAGTTGTCTTCAAAACTCGGTTTGTAAGAGTAGGGGCTGGAGATGGCTCCGCTGCAATAATAGATTTCTTACTAACAACTACCGGAGCAGCTTTTTCTTCGTCCGTCTTCTGAT